TGCTGCTTTAGCAAGTCCACCAGCAAGAGATGCCACATTTCCAACTGCTTTTGTATAAGCAGTTGGGTCTGTATCTTTGCTTGAAATTGTTTGTGTTTTAACCCCAGAAAGAGAAGATTTTATTCCTTCTTTATGTTTTTCAGTTCCTTTCTTTTTAAGATTTTCTAATTCTTTTCTCTTTTGTTCTTCATATTTTTTCTTTTTAAACTCAAGTTGCTGTTTCAGATACTCAGTATACTCAGATTTTTTCTTATTATTTTTTTCTTTTTTATTTTTTGCCTGTTCGTCTTTCAAAGCTGCCTCACCTGCTTTTCTAATTTCAGCAGCAGTCATATTTTTTTTATCTTTTGCTTCAGTAATAATTTCCTTCCAAGGTTTCATTTTACTTAGATACTTTTTTCCTACTGATATTTATGTTTTTCTTCATTGTTGGTTTTATTTCAACATCAGTATAAGAATTTACTGGTTGTCCTGGTGTCATCTTTTGTGTATGTGCCCTGTATTCACAAGTCCCAACCTCATAAACTTCACGAACATCTTTCAACCAACTCTTAAACATCACACCTTCTTTTGTTACACAAATTAAATGATTTGCTCCTCTACGAAGGATTCTTCCAACCAATCCACTATTTAAGTTTTCCACTAAAGAACCAACATCAAATAATCCATTTTTTTTATAGTTCCATCTCATTCCCTCATAATCCATTTCTGGTGCAATCTTCCAGATTTCAGTATCTTCACTTACTTTCATTGAACGAGCAAGAGTATTAAACATTTCCTGTTTCTCTGCAGTATCCATATTTAAGGGAAGACCAGTAGCAAATCTTTCATAATCTCCCGTTGCTGCTGCTGTTCTCATCATCGCAGAAGAACCAGGACTTTCAACATCACTATCAGGGTCTTTTATGCCAGATGGAACTACCTCAATATTATTAAACTGATATTGTTGTCCGTCTCCTTTATGAACTAAACTTTGAAATTCACCAAGTCTATCTTGCCCCGTTACAATTACAACATCAGTATATCCATAATTATACACAGAACCCAAAACATCAAAGATAGTTCTTGCTTCATCACTATCTACAATGTAATCCGCATATTCTGGGAACATCGATTGCATATAGGAAATCTTTAATCCTGGATTGAGTGGATTTGTTGCCCCATCTTCAATGCGACTTGGATAAACTCTAAACTCAAATTTTCTTCTATTTGCCTGCGTGTATCCTGCCTTCAGTAATGCCCCGTGATTTTTGGATGGTGGATTAAATCTACCAATCACAATCGCAACACCATTAACTTGCTCTACTTCTGGTTGCTGTTGCTTTGCTGTTTGTTGTGATGTTGCCTTTTTCTGTTGTGCTGCTGCTTGTTTCTTTGCTCCTTGTTGCTGTTGAGCATTAGCACCACCTTGACCAAAATATTTTAACTTTCCACCTACAGTTTTTGCTACAAGATTTCCCTGACTATCATACCAATCACCATGACCGTCACCTTTAAGTCCGCGGTTCTTTGCTTCAGTAGACGCAAGTGTTTCTACTGCCTCTTTAATAAATCTAGCAAAACTTTTCATTTATATGGTATTTTTAGTTATTTATCCACTAGAAACTGTCACGAAGTAATCTCAAATCATTAGCATCATCTAGTGAAAAATTACTTCTCGCAACACCTTCACTTTTTAATGTCAACGTTGGTCTGAATGTTTTATTACTACTACTCGTTTTCCCTCTAACAATTAAACTAGCAGATGATGGAGCAAATCTCGGAATATCAATTGGAAGTTTCGAATTCAAACCCATTTTATCACTACCAAGAATATAAAATCCCTCATTTTTTATCTGTATATAATAGATACCCTTACTATTATAATAAGATATAATTTTAGAAACAATGTCTGGTCCAGATGCGAGTGTTGTTTGTGGAAATGGATTTGAACTTCCAGTTTTTTCAATTAAAAGTTTTTCGTAATATAAAACTTTAGAAAGATTACTATTATTAATAATATTTTGCAAATCAACAGCAGTTAATTTATCATTTGGCAATCCCCAAGATTGCTGTATCTTTCTATCTACGTCATATTGTGAATAAAGATAATTATATAAACTAACTATTGATTGTGGTTCTGTTCCATCAAATTTTGCTACCCAAGAAGTTCCATTAAATGTAATTGCTTTTTGCCCAAAGTCAGCCTGTGTGGTCGTTTTTGCTTCAACTAAAAGAGTTTGTCCTGGATTATTGACAGAAGGTATCGTCAAATCTGGACCACTCCCAAATCCAGCATTTTTTGGAATATTTTTAAAAACTGATTTTAATTTATTTCTAAGAGTAACTTCATATTGTTTTCCTGCTAGTGCTGGATTAGACATATAAAAAATCCCCTCTTTCTTGTATTTAGAAAGAGGGGATTGTATTTATTCTTCTACTTGTTCTCCAATCTTTTCATCAAGAAGACCAATCACTTCTCGAATTTTATTAATCCTTTCTGTTGGAAATTCATAACTGTATCCTTTTTGTGCATCAAAAAGAACTTGTCTAATTGTTGCTGCAGAAATCAAATCAATTTTAATAGATACTGTTTTTTCTTTAGTCATAGTGCCTCCAATTTTTGCTTCACAGATTCTGGGGTTGCTTTTACACGATACTTAACTTCATCTCTTTTGGAAAGTTCTGTAAGAATTTCAGCAGTAATATCCCAGAGTTCAGATGAGTGTCGGTGATTGTAAGGCCAAGGTGTTTCAGTCATCAGATATCTCCAACTTCACGATTTTCACTATAATAAACATCAAAGAAACCATCGGGATAACGTTTCATCAATTTATCAATATTAGTTTGAATCACTTCATCAAAAGAAACATCAAGAGCAATGCAAGCCTGAGCAACATACCACATCGTATCACCAAGTTCTTTAATTAGATGAATACGAGTTTCTTCGTTCCAAGATTTTCCCTGAAATACCATTTTTTTTACAATTTCTAAGAACTCTCCTGCTTCTGCGTTCATTCCAATGCCAGCAGTTAAAAGTCTTTCTATATTTGCACCTTTTTCATCCAACTGCACCATTCGGTCAGATAGGGCAAGAAAATCTTTTGATGCATCAGAAGTCACAGCATCTACAAAGTTTTGATATTTATCAAAGTCAATTCGTTGTGTCATATTGTTAAAATTTAAATCCTGAGAATTTGTCTGTTTTTTTAGATTCTTCATAAGTATACTCTTCTTCTTGTCCTGCGTCAAGTATATCTTTTTGAGCACTTTGTTCTACATCATAAAGACGCATTTTTGCTCTATCAATCCCAACTACAAATCTTTTATTCATTGTTGGATCATTATATCTATTCTTCAATTGTTTTACCATAATCTGCCCAAGTTGTTCCAACTCTTCTGTGCTAATAAGGGCAAACATAAGATCAGCAGTAGCAGGAAGACCAAAGGACTCACTAGTGTCAGTAAGATCAGGGTCAGAGCTAGAAAAACCACTACGAGTAGTCTGGGTAGCCGAAACAATTGGAACATTTGATTCAACTGCAAGACCACGAAGTTCTTCTGCAATTGCTTTAACATATGAGTAAGAATTAACTGAAAAATTACTCTTATATCTTGAGGAACCACAAATATTAAGGTAGTCAATGAAAATAATATCAGGTTTAAATGATTTCTTAAGAGATAGTTCATTTAGAAGTGCTCTGAAATGTCCTGCATGTGCGGAAGCAGTTGGGTACTCTTTAATAATTAAAGTTCCTTGCGTCTTCTTCGCAATATTATTTACTTTTGTATCAAACATTGCTTTTGGTAATGTTTCGATATCTTTGATATTTACATTTAAGAGATTTGCGTCAATTCGTTCAGCAATTTTCTCTTCTGCCATTTCAAGCGTAATGTACAATACGTTCCGTCCTTGGAGCAAGACGGAGCTAGCCATATGGCACATGAATAAAGATTTGCCGACACCAGTACCAGCAAGTGCGATATTAAGAGTTTTGTTAGGGAGACCCCCTTTGGTAATTTTGTTAAAATATTCCAAATCAAATGGGATTTTGTCTTCTTTTCTGTGATAAGAGTCATATCGTTCTTGGTAATCTTTTAGGTAATCGTGTCCAATGTGGCTATCAAATCCAATGGCAAGTGCTTCTTGTAAAATTGCTGGAATGGAATCTCTTGACTTCTTTTCATCTTGTCCGTCAGCAATTTTAATGCTTTCCATAAGAGCAAGATAAATTGCTCGGTCTTTACACCATTTCTCAGTAGTATCTACTAACCATTGTTTATCTGCTGGTGCATCATCAAGTTTAGAAATATACTCACAAATAATTTTATAAGTATCTTCTGTAATATCAGTTCTTTTTTCCGTTTCGATTAAAAGAACTTCTTTCGTTGCTAATTGTTCGTAAGCAACAATAAATTTACAAATCTCCTCGAAAACTACTTTCTCGTGAAGATTCTCGAAATATTCATTTTTAATAAAAGGCAATACCTTTCTACAATAATCATTATTAAATAAGAGACTTCTAAGAATTGTAGTTTCGACTTTTTCCATTACTCCTCTAACTATGG